TTTTTGTATATATTATATATAATATAGATATAATATATTTATATATTATAGATATATTATTATGATATATATTTTTAATATAAAATAGGTATGGCAAAAATTATGCTTAAAAATTTGGATATATCGTATATAATACCTATATTTGCACTGATGACACTAATGTTTAATTTAATAAAATATTTAATATGAAAAGTCAAGCACAAACTTGTATTCCTTTTACTCCTAGACCTTATCAAGTAGTAATTGAATGTACATTTGAAGTATCTATTCTTAATATCACTAATCCAGATGTTATTAGTCAATTACAACCTAAGAAAACTCGTATAGTTGCAGTTGGCGAAGGTATTTCTGATTTAGAGATTAATGATGATGTTCTTGTTGCATCAACTCAAGCTTTGAATTTAGTTAATTTTGAGTGGAATAATCAGGCTCTTAAAGTAAAACAAAATATACATACTCAAGGTAAAGGAATTATCGGTAGTGGTTCGATTACTGCTAAAGAATACTTTATTACAAATGATAGTAATATTCTTGGAGTTCATAACCTTTTGGATGTTTGTAATCCTGGTGTAAATAAATGTAATTAATCTATGCTTCAACCTATACATTATAAAGACATAGTTGAGGATATAGACGAACATTTAAAACAACATTATATTACTGTTTTTAAATCTAGAAAACGACAACATATGATTAATTATAATCTATGGAGTGATCTAGATCAAGAACAAAAAGAAGAAATTATAGAATTTGTAGAGAAAGAACTAGCTAATTCAATAGCTACACAAATGATGAAAGGTGCTGATAGAATACCTGTTCCTTGTCTTGGTGCTTTTCATTATAGTCCTGCTAAGGAATTTCGTAGAACAAATAAACGCAAAGAAGATGAATCTGAAGAAGAATATCTTGAAAAACTTTTTGCGTTTATTCTAGCTCGTAAGTATAAACCTAGAAGAATGAGATCAAATGAGAACGCAGAAAGTTTCGCAAAAAATCTTGCAAAAAGGAAGAAGCATCTTCTTTAATGAAGAGGCTCATAAATACACCGATGATCTTGGTAATGGATATATATCTGTAACTACACTTATAGGTAAATATACTGAAGATTTTAAGAAAGAAGCTATAGCAGAAGCTTGTGAAAGAATAGGTAAAAATCCTAGACATCCTAAATATGCTAGATATGCTGGTAAAACTAAGAAACAACTTCTTTGGGAATGGGCAGAAGAAACTCGTAAAGCTTGTGAAAAAGGAAGTATTAAACATAATTTTCTTGAATTAGCTGTTAAAGAATCTAATGGTTATAAGAAGAATGCTAAAGGTTTTATAGATGACAAGATTTATACAATAGATGATATTGTTGCTCGTCATAATTACGGAAGATTAAAATTAGAATATTTTGATCAAAAAGGTGTTAAAGAAAAATATCCTACTATATATGAACTTATAAAAGGTTTAACATTAGCAGGATATAAGATTTATTCTGAAATAGGAGTTTATGATAGTGATAATCTTATTTCCGGTCTTATTGATATTCTACTTGTAAAAGGTGATGAATTTATTATATTAGACTGGAAAACTAATAAAGCTCCTATTAGATTTGAAAGTGGATATTATGAAAAAGATACTCTAGGTAAATTAAAACTAGATTCTTTTGTTTATAAAAATGATGTTTTTGCAGAGCCGTTGGATAACCTGGCTGATAGCGTTGGTAATCACTATGCTATGCAATTATCTACTTATGCAAATTTAGTTGAAAGTTGGGGATTTAAATGCAAAGGTCTTATCTTATGTCATATAAGAACAATTGAAGATGCCAAAGATGAAAATGGTAATGATGTTGAAGTTGTTGAAATATATGATATGCCTTATTTAAAGAATGACTCTATAAATATGATTTCTCATTATTCAAGTAAAAATATACATAAAACTAGTAAAACTTTATTTTAAACTAATGAATATAGTGGTAGGTTTGATAGAGATATTGAACCTACCATTTGGCGTTAAAGTGGGCGTCTAACCTCCCTTCCTACTGGCAATGCTGAGCGAAGCGAAGCCATACAAATTAAAACAAATTAAATTATGAAACAAACTCTATTAACTCGTAATGAACTTTATAAAAGTTTAATTGAGTTAGATGATGATACTATAATTAAGATGTTATTTAAAGTATCAAGTAAATATAAATATCCTATATTTAGATCTAACTCAGTATATCCTATTAATTTAAATATATGGGGTATTAGAAGTAATGATGAAAGAACAGAATATTTCAATGATGTTATTTTAACATTTTATGATAATGCGTTGAGTCAATGGCATATTGATATTTATGAAGCTACTACTGATCCTAGTAATTTAAATCTTATGAACCCTGTTAATGAAAAAGGTTGTGCTGTTTTATTAACTGGTTATCACAAAGGTTTATGGAAACTCGGAAAACATAAAGGTCGATATGATGCATTAGTTCAAGCTAAACCTTGTGATATATATCGTGATGCTAATAAAGATGATTATATTAATTTTCATGATGATATGAAAATAGAAAAAGGTATGTTTGGTATTAATCTTCATAGAGCTAGTATTAATCAGAAATCTGATGAAATAGGTTTATATTCAGCAGGTTGTCAAGTTCTTAAAAATACTAATGAATTTAATGATTTAATGACTTTATGTAAGAAAGCTATTAAACCAAATGGTACTCAAAGTTATGTATTAATTCATGAAGATTGTTTAGATTATTAAAATATAATTATGGATTTAAGACAAATGGTAATTGGTATTTTAATTGGAACATTGATTGTGCTTTTTAGTTTAATAGGAGTTACACAATGTACTGATAGAAATACAATAGAAGATCAATCTCAAGAAATTGAGTCTTTAAGAAAAGAAGTTGAAACTTATAAATTTAAATTAGATTCAACTAAATCATATTATAATAAACATATAGATAGTTTAGTTCAATCTAAAAATAAAACTATTGTTATATATGAACAAGTTGAAAAAGATTTTAGTGATCATCGTATTGTTAGCGATGATTCCATACTCGTCTATATCGCAAGTCAGATACAAGATTGATGGTGATACTATTATAGGATTTACTCCTAGACAAACTCGTAAGTTAGCTATTAAACTTAAAGAAGGTGAAAAATATAAAAATCTTTATTTTACAGATGAAGAAATTATTAAATATAAAGACTCTATTATTCATACTCAAAATCATACTATACTCATATGTGATAGTCTTTTGGTTGTGCATAATAATACACTTGCTGATTACAATGACAAGGTTATAAGTTACGAAGAAGATATTAAAAAAGAACGAAAAAAGAAAAGACAATGGGCATGGACTGCTGTTGGTTCTATTATATTAAATCTTGTACTTATAGGTGGTATAATTACTAAATAAAAATAATATGAATAAGATAAAAAATTGTATTCCTAAAAGATGTACCTTAGGTGGTGTTGAATTTACTACTAAATTTATTGAGAATACAACTAATGGTGGGAAACTAGGTGATTCTTGTACAACAGATGGTAGTATAAATATTCAAAAAATTAATTATGGATTAACTCAAATTCATACACAAATTCAAAATACATATTTTCATGAATTAGCTCATAATATATTTGGTATGCTAGGTCGTATAGATCTTAGTGATGATGAAGTTTTAGTTCAAGGAGTTGGTAATATGTTGTTTGAATTTCTAAGAACTTGTGATTGGATTCGTATTGAAGAACTTAAACATAATAATGAATCTGAAGCTACATTTAGTTTTCAAACTCTTAATCAAAGTCAATTAAAATAAGTATGATACATGCTCTTAAAATTGAAAATGATCGTATAGTACTTGATGTAGAAGAGATATTACAATATCCTATACTTCAACAAATATACGCAAGGGATGATTCTAAAAATAAAGATTTTGCTTATAAAGAATTTAGATTTATTCATTTTTTAAGTGATAGAAAAGGTTATATAACTAAAGCTGGATTATCTAAAGTAGATGCATATAAATATGCTATTGAGAATAGTAATCTTCCACCAAGTTATAAACCTGATAAAATAGTAATTGAAGCTATTGAGTTTGTTACTAAAAATATGAATATTACACCTGTTGAGGATTTAATTAATTCTACAATTAAAGCTTTAAATTTATCTGGTCGTGTAGTTAAAGCTCTTACCGATGGAATTGAAACTTTAACATCAGGTGATATTAAACTAGAGGATTTACAAGCTTGTGAAGAATCTCTTAAACAAATAATTAAAATATCTAACGAAATACCAGATCGAGTTGAGAAACTTACCGAACTTAAAGATAAGTGGGATAAAATAGAAAAAGGTGTTACTTCAATTCGTGGTGGTGGTGAATATAGAGATAGTTATGACGGAGTTGATGAAAGAACATCTGATGCTACTGACGAAGCAGAAGTTCTCAGGTAATGATAACCAATATAACTATAAGAGTGGCGATAGTCCGTTTATTGACTATATAACCGAAACAAAGACCGATTACAAGCCGTTGTGTGAGTTTATTTGTCCGATGACAGGTAAGCATTGGGTTGATAAAGATAATGACTTTTTAATGGGTTTAAATGAGGGGGTTTTAATGAAAATAGATTTTGTTTTCGTTAATACTCAAGTTTTTAGTCAAGTTGCTGATTTTTATGAAAAACATGGAGTTTATACACTTGCTCCAGAAGATAGTCCTGCTTATAAAAAGTTTTGGCAAAGAGAAATGAATCGTAGACTTAAAGGTGTACAAGCTTATTGTAAACTTTATATTAAAGATATACCTGCATATCTTGAAGCTAAAACTGAAGAAGAGCGTCAATCTTTATTACATTTAGTTCGTATTACTGGTGATCATTATAATTATCTTAATTATGGTCGTATAGAACGAGCTCCAAATGCTCAAGAACTTGAAGCTTTTAAAAAACAAGGTCGTGATAAAGTTAAAACTGTTGAAGGTTTTCCTCGTTTTTGGGATGGTGATTATTGGAATTTTAAAATAGATGAACTTATAGCTAATAATGAATATAATCTTTGTAAAGCTAAAGCTCGTCGTAAAGGTTTCTCTTATAAACGAGGTAGTCAAGCAGCTAATACACTTAATGCTAATAAGAATGTTACTGTAATTCTTGCAGCTGACATTATGGATTATCTTACTGAAAAAGGTGCTACTTCTTATATGACTAAAGTTAATCTTGATTGGTATGAAAATAATACTTATTGGAAACGAGGTTATCTTAGTGAAAATTTTGAAAAAGGTATTGAACTTGGTTATAAGAAAAGTAAAGAAGGTCAGAAAGCATTTGGTTTTAGAAGTAAACTATTAAGTGTTGCTATTGGAAAGAATGAATCTGCTGCAGTAGGTAAAAAGGCTATTGAAACAGACTTTGAAGAGGCTGGTAAATGTCCTAATCTTCAGAAAGCTCTTAATGTGATTCGTAGTAATGCTGAGTCAGGAGGTACTCGTATTGGTACTATTCGTGTTTATGGTACAGGTGGTACTAAAGGTGCTAACTGGGAAGCTTTTAGTGAAGCATTTTATAATCCTTATAAGAATGAAATGCTACCTATGGAGAATATATGGGATAGAGATAGTCGTCATACTAATTGTGGTTTTTTCTTTCCTCAAATATGGTGTTATGAACCTTATATTGAAGATGGTAATAGTCTAGTATTTGCTGCTTGGCGACATGATTTTGATCGTAAGAAATATTCTGAAGAACATTCAGATTCAAGCGATCATAATGTATTTGTTGGACAGCGTGCTAATAGTCCTAACGAAGCTTTTACTAATACTCAAGAAAATATATTCCATAGTGCTGAACTTACAAATCATATTAATGATCTTAAGTATAATAAAAGTGTACAATTTTATGAAGATGGTTGGTATGTTCTAGAAGATGGTTGTGTTAAATTTCTTAATAAACAACAATGTATTGAACGAAATATTTTTGGTAATCATAAATTTCATGAATATATAGTAGATGTACCACATACAAGTTCTACAGATATAAATGGTTGTATTCGAGAATTTTATTCTCCTATTCCTAATAATGGTGATTTATATTTTATTAGTTATGACCCTTATAGAGTAGATAAGAATAAAACTGAAGTTACAACTAAAAACTCTCTTGCTAGTTTTCAAGTATGGATGCGAGTTAATACTACTACTCCATATCCAGGTAAACGACTTGTAGCTTCTTATTGTGGTCGTCTTGATACAATGGAAGAAGTTGATAAACTACTTTTATATGCTTGTCTTCGTTGGAATTGTAAAGTACTTCATGAGGCTGGTACAGGAGAACTTGTTACTAACTTCAGACGATGGGGTTATCGAGATAGATTATTGAAAGATCCTACTACTTTTATCAATAGAAGTACTAATATGCCTAATGCTAATGCTTATGGTATTGTTATTGGTGATGGTGAGATTAAACTTGAGGGTATGCGTATGCTCCGAGATTTTCTATACGAAGTAGTCGGCAAAACTATTGATGATATACCTATATATAGATTCCAACAAATTTACGACATTTCGTTCCTTTTAGAGTTAGACCGCTTTATCTTTGGCAAAAATGCCGATAGATTAAGTTCTGCTATTGTTGCAATGTTTGAATTTAGAAAAGATGCTCTTAAACTTGAAAAAAGTATGGGCAGTCGTAAAAATGATAATGTTAATCAGAAAACAATATTAAGACTTTTAAAGAAATGAAAGATGATCGTAGAGTAAGAAATCATGAACTCCCAGACCAAAGAGTTAGTGATAAAGTTAAACAACAAGCTAAATGGTATATTCAAAATGCTGATTATTGGATTCGTTTAGCTCTTGGTCAAAATGATAAAACAATTACTCAAAAGTTTCTTGATGCAGCTAATGGTTTAGTTGATAAATCTACTTATGAGTATGTTCTTAAGAATTATGTTGATAAACTTGGTGATAGTGCTAAACTATATGGAGAAATTCGAGATGTAGATTTCCTTACTCCAATTAAGGAAAGATATATGGGAGAATTTATTAATATGTTTGCTAATTATCAAGTATTTAATAATGATCCGTCAGCTACTCTTGAGCGAAATCAATATCTTGCTAAAAGAGTAATGGAATATTGTAATCAACAAATTATTAATGAACTTAATAAGAACGGATTTCCTACTAATCAAGAAACTATACCACAAGGTAAGATTGAGGATGTTATTAATGAAGTTCTTGATAATTGGATTGATGATATTACAATCACAACTCAGAAACGATTGGAACTTATTAATTCAGTAGTTGAAGCTAAAGATAAATATCAACAAGCTTATTTTTATTGGTGGGCATGTGAAGAGGTTTATACTTATCGTGAAGTTCATAAAGATGATATTTATCTTCAAGCAGTATCTCCACTTGAATATTATCGTGTAGATAGTGGTAATAGATATGTTGAAGATGATGATGCTGGATTACGAGTTTATACGATGACTATTCCACAAATCATTGATCGTTTTAGAGATGAGATTACTGATAAAGAGATTCAATATCTTAAGACTATTTATAGAAGTGCTAGTCCTTATGATAGTGATGAACGGGTTAGTTTTATTAAGAGTTTAGAAGATTTTGCAGAACGAAAGTCTGTACTTTCTACTACCGATGAATTTCTTAAACAAGAAACTAATTATTGGCAACAAGCTGTTAAGATTTATCATTATGTTTGGAAAACCGAAGTTAAACAAGGTATTCTAACACATGTGGATCAAATGGGTAATATTGTTGAAACTATTGTTGATCCAACTTATGAATTTGATGCAGCACTTGGTGATATTAGTCTTGAATGGGAATGGGTTAATCAAGTATGGGAAGGTTGGCGTATAGGTGGACAACATAGTGGTGTTTATGTTAAACCTAGACCAATACTTGTTCAACGAGAGAGATTTAACGATGCTAGTTGTTGTAAACTTCCATATAATGGTATTGTAGGATTAAACAAAGATAATCTTCGTAATCCTATTCCATTTAGAGTTTTACCTTATTTAGCACTATATCGTATTTATACTCTTCAACAAGAACGAGCTATTAATAAGTTTAAATCTTGGTTATTATTTCCTGAAAGTATTCTTGCAGATAGTGATGCAATGAGTACTGAAGATCGTTTGGCAATTGCTAATAAAGATGGACTTTTCCCATTCAACGATACTGAAGTAACTGCCGGAGCTACACAATCTATCAGAGAAATTGCTACTACTTCTCTTAATAATTATATTCAAACTCTTGATAATTTAAAACAAAATCTTAAAGCTGAAGCTTGGGAAGCAGCTAATATGAATAACGCTCGTTTTGGTAATACTAAAGATTATGGCGGTAAGGCTGTAACTGAAAATAATTATGCTCAAGCTTTAATGGGTAGTGTCTGGAGTCTTGAATGTTTTAATCTTTTCAGAGAACGAGATTATGTTGCTAATATTGATTATTCTAAATTTGCTTGGATTGACGGTAAACGAGGTTCTTATGTAGATCCAACTACTAATCAAGTTAAGATTGTTGATCTTGATGGAGTGTCTGATTTTGCTTCTAATATTGGAATTTATATTCGTAATAATTCTGATGTTCAACAAAAACTTAATATGATGAAAGAACTTGCGTTTAGTGCAAGTCAAAACGGTGATATTGATATTGCAATTGAAGCTATTACTGATAATAATCTTATTTCTATCGGTAAGAATATTAAGAAAGCTCTTGAAGCTAAACGAGAATACGAAATGCAATTACAACAAGCTCAACAACAGGCTCAACAACAAACTGAACAAATTATTAGTCAGCGAGAAGCTGCTAAACAACAATTTGAAGCAGAACAGAAAGCTCTTGATCGTGAACATGAAGCTAATGTTGAGCAAATGAAGATTGATAGTAATGAACGCATTTGGGAAGCTCGTTTACAAGTCGATGCTAATGGTAATGGACATATTGATAAAGAAGAAGCTCTAGCTAGACAAGGTGGTTATACTCAAGCCGATATAAATAGAGTAAAAATGGAAAAAGAGTTAAACAAATAAATAATTACGAATTATATGTATAGGATACGCCTACCGACCTTAAAATGTTAATATAAACATTGCTTTTACTACTATAAATATATATATTTGTGTTACAAAAAATCTAATAATAAATAACTTACTAATATGGCATTAGATCCAATTAAAGTTCCTGATCAGGAAACTGAAGAAGAAAAAGCTGCTCATTTGGCTAAAGAAGCTGAAGAGGCTGCAAAGAAAGAAGCTGAAGAAGCTGCATTAAAAGCTAAAGAGGAAGAAGAGCGTAAAGCTAAGGAAGCTGAGGAAGCTCGTAAGAAAGCTGAAGAAGAGGTTCGTAAGAAAGAACTTGAAGATGCTTCTAAAATTATTATTGATGACATTGAATATACTATTGATGACAATGGTAATGCAGTAGATTCTGAAGGTAATGTTAAATTTACTAAGGAAGATATTGATAAAATGTCTGAGAATGATAATGAACCAACTGATGATTATTTTGAATCTATTTCTAAAGCATCAGGTATTGTCATTAAAGATGAAGCTGGTCAAGTAAAGAAATATGAGCAAACTATTGAGGGTTTTGCACAGCGTGAAGCTGATGTTAAGGCTCTAGGTGAAGCTGAGGGATTTGGTAAAGGTTTTACTAAATTTATGCAAGATAATCCTGATATTGCTTCAATTATTGAATACAAAAATCGATATGGTACTATCGAGGGTTATGCTCAACATGTTGATTATTCTAAGGTTGAAATTAAAGATGATAATGGTTTCTTAGAAGATCTCATTTATAAAGCAGAAATTCAAAAAGGTACTACACCAGAGCGAGCTAAGCGACTTGTAGAGTTTGCTAAGGCTAATAATACCTTGAAAGAGGATGCTACTGAAAGTCTTAATTGGTTGAAGAAAACTCAACAAGCTGAAGTAGATGCTATTCAAGCTAAACAAAAAGCTGCATATGAAGAAGCTGTTCAGAAAGAAATGCAATTCTACGGTGCTTCTTATGATGAAAAAGGAAATATAGTTGTTCATAATGTTGAGGGAAGTTTATATGATATGATTGTAACTAAAGGTGCAATTGGTGATTATGCTCTTCCTAAAAACGGTTTAGTTGTTAAAACTCAAAAAGGTGATAAACTTATTTCTCGTGAAGAGATTTATGATTATTTCGCTCGACCTGTAACTGAGGTTAATGGTTATCTTTATACTCAAGCTCAAATAGATGAAATGCAACGAATGGCTAATCCTAATGAAATGGCACTTCGTTATATTATGAATCTTACAGGTGGTGTTGATCAACTCGTTAAGAAATCTATTAACGATGCAAAAGTTAAACAAATTCGTAGTTTAAAGTCGGCTGGTAGTAAGACAACCGGTATTAAGACTAAGACTACTGATGGAAATGGTGGTAAAGTTGTTTTACCTATACGATAGACAGTTCTTGCTAAACAATAAAATATTTATTAACTTAAAAATTTAATTACAATGCGTGAAATTGGTACAGTCCGTTTTGATTCAAATCAGTTTAGTGATGCTAATATGTTACTTAAATTTGATTTAATTGATCCTATTCGTTTGAATCGTAATCTTACTTATCTTTGGGGTAAGGATAGTGATAAATTCCCTCTTCTCACTTTAACTGAAGGTCAGGGTGCTATTGCAAGTAAGGTAGCTGTTAATGGTGGTGATACTCAGTATACTTGGGATATTGCTATGCCTATGCGAGTTACTTCTCGTGTTAAAAGTGTTGATGCAACTGTTACTACAAATGGTATTTCCGCTTGGGGTAGTGTTGAGGTAACTATGGAAGATAATTGGTTTATTTATCAGCATACTGCTATTTCTCCAAGTGGTCTTCAATTCCGTATTCAGAGCGAAGGTGTTGCTGCTAATGGTGGTTATAAGTATCGCTTTGCTTTAATGAGTGGTCAGAATGTAAGTGGAACTGTTGCAGCTAAGGAGTTTGCAGCTGGTGCTGTTTGGGCTCTCGGTGCTTCTTCAATTCCTGCTTCTAAATCTGATGGTAACCGCTCGAACAATCAGTCATTCAGCAAGGCAACTAACCAGTATGGATATTATCGTTTCTCTAAGCAGATTGCTGGTAATATGGGTAATAAGGTTGTTGATATTGCTTTCGATACTGAAGGTGGTGGTACTCGCAATCTTTGGATGCCATACGAAATGAAGATGTGGGAGATCATGCGCCGTGAGATGTTAGAGGAGGACTTGTGGTTCTCTGAGTACAACCGAGATACTAATGGTGTTATTCACTTGACTGATGAGAAGACAGGTGAGGTTGTTCCTCGTGGTGCTGGTGTTCGTGATATTCTTAAGGCTGTAGGTAATTACGAAACTTATTCTATGCTTACAGTTAGTCGTTTTGATCGTATCATCACTCGACTCTTTGACAATCGTATTGATTCTACAGTTGATGAGTTGATTCTTTATTGCGGTCAGGGTTTTGCTCGTATGTTCAATGATGCTATCTATCGTGATGCTCGTCTTAAGGGTTATTTCGTAGCACTTGGTGAGAAAGAAGTTCAAGAGCAAGATGGTATGCTTTCTTATGGTAAGTACTTTAATCGTTATAAAATGTTTAATGGTAAGGTTCTTACTGTTAAGTGTGTAGATTTGTTTGATCATGGTATTCGTGCTAAGCGTGATCGTCAAGCAGGTCGTATGTATAATGGTCTTCCATTGACTTCTTATACTGCTGTATTCCTTGACCATAGTATGACTGATAATGGTGATCGTAACATTCAGTTTGTAGTTGAGGAAGGTCGTGAGTATCAAGTAGGTGTTTATAAAGGTATGGCTAATCTCCCAGCTGCTTGGGGACTTGCTGATACTAAGCAGTTATCTGATACTCGTGATATTGCTTCGTATGAAGTACTTGGTTCTCAAGGTATCAATATTGCTAATCCTACTACTTGTTTCTGGTTAGAGTTGGAGCTTGAGTAACATATATGTTGAGTAGTAGTAATAATAAAGTTACTACTACTCTTTAACATATAAAAGATGTATAACTTATAAATGTTAAAAATATGATTCGTGTTGAAAGAAAAGTTCGTATAGAATGGCGTAACAATCCATCGTCATTTGAAATTAAGAATAAAGATGTTTTTAAAACAGACTTTCTTCGTCTAGGTTCGGCAGTTAAACCTGTTAATGAATTGCTTAGTCGTAGTGAAGAGCTTCGTGTGTTACTTCCTAGTGTTCTAGGTGTATCTCCAATTGATGCTAGTTGGCAAGAACGAGTAACTACATATTTACATGATTTTCTTCTTGAAATTCCTCGTTATGGTTTAGTATTCGATATTTCTTATGTTTTCGATATGGGCGATCCTGCTTATCGAGAGAATATAGAGCGTCTGAAGAAAACTCTCAAAGATGCTCCTAAAGATAGTAAGGAATTAGAACAAGCTTTACTTGTTGAGATCAAGAAACTTCCTGAAGAAGAAATGTATCAATATGTTAGATTTTATAATGTAGAAGATTATATTCATTGGAGATATTGCTTGTTGAGTAGTAAGGTTGCTAACAAAGTTGAAGATATTAACAAAAGTGTAAATATTCAGTTCTATCTTACATCTGATACTGAACGCAAAGCTCTTAAAGCTAAAACAGTTAAACTTCGTACAAAAGCAATTACTGAGTACACTAAGTTAGTTAATAGTGAGGATAAAGCTCGCATTGATGCTATCGTAGTTGGTACAAATAAACTTAGCGGTTATAACGAATTTAACGAATTGAGCGCTGATGATAAAGCAGCTATTCTTCTTGAAATGTGTGATGAAACTCCACAAGAGTTTTTGGCTTTAGTTGAAGATAAGAATCTTGCTGTTAAGTCGAAGATTCGTATTTATATTTGGATGAATCTTATTAAACAACTTCCAAATAGTAATATTCTTGTTGATCCTAGTAATCCAGAGTTGATTATTGGTAATACTATTGACGAGGCAGTTAGTTATTTCGCAAACGAACTTAACAAAGCTCATGTTTCTGAAATAGAAGCTAAATATCGTAGTCTTAAACGATAAAAATATATTATGTATGAAACGATAAAAGAATTACATATTGAAATAGAACAGAGGATTCAGCAGATAACTTCTAATAGATATGGAAGTATGCCACCTCAGTTTTATGATATGATGTTAAATCGTACAGCAATTAAATATATTCAGAGTAAATCTAATAGGAAAACTAATTATAAAGGTGAAGGACTTGAAGATAGTATGAAGCGTGTTGAAGATTTTCAATCTTTAAAGCGTGAAACTGCTTGGCTTCCTGTTTTAACAAAAGATAGCGATACAAGTAGAGGTTTTGTACTTCTTCCAAGTAATTATCTTAAATTCATAAGTTCAACTTCACATTATAAGTATACTAAAAACATTAGTAAAACACTAGGATCTAGTGGTAGTGATTTTAAAAATGTTTATTATAAAGTATATAATTTAGACACTTCAACTACAATCAATGGTTGTAATATTTTAGATTTGAAAAATAAATTCGACAAAGAGGTTGAATTACCTAAATATGTAGTTGAATATATCTATGATTATCTTAATAGTATAATTGATTCAAAAAAATCTCCTAATATTAAATTTGATGTTTATTGGGAACATTTTAATGATAGATATTATGCTAATAGTATTATAATAACTAGTAATTCTAATTTTGATGGTAATTCAGCAATAAACTATACTGATAAGTATTTTAAAATTACAGCTGATTCATATTCTGAAAATGATTTGATTGCTAGCGAGAATATTCGTGCAACTCTTAACAATCCTTATAGTAAGAAAAACAGGCATCTTAATCCTATAACTGAATTAATTAATGATAAACTTTATGTATATCAAGGTCAAGATTTTTGTGTAAGTGAAATTAAAATTACTTATATTAAGAAACCTAGACTATTTAGTTCAGATTTGGATCAAATGTCTGATATGACAATTACTCCTGAATTTGTTGATATGGTTGTATCGGATATACTTCTTATTTTGAAAGATAATACATTTAATTTAGTTAAACAACAAACAAATATTGAATAAAATATGAAAAATTTATTAGTAATTACACAAGGTGTTGGTTCTTTACTTAATGCTGAGGGTACAGCCGTAACTGAGAGTAAACCTTTGGATGCAGCAGTTACTTTAGAAAATCTTACTCGTGGAAAATATCTTATTGAGAAAGCTGATGGAACCTTAGTTACAAGTGTACCAGCCGCTGGTATGTATAGGTATATTGTTGGATTAGGAGGAAATAAAACTATTCAAGGTCTTTGGTTAAATGCGGCAAATAAACAAAAAGAAACTTTTTTATATAATGATGTTAAAGGTGCAGTAAAAACTGTAACTATAGCTTCTGCTCGAATCGATGTAGCATCAGTTGGTGATATTCAATTAAGTCAAGAGGCTACATTACATATTCAGACACAACCTAAAAATGTTTTTGCAGGATATCCTCTTCAAGTATTTACTGCAACAGTTGTTATTTCTTCTACAACTCAGAGCGAAAATGATATAGCTACAGCTTTAGTTAATAATGTTAAAAAAGTTGTAGCAGATATTAATAAACATTTTGGTAAGACTGTTTTAAGTGTTACAGGTTCAGCATTAGTTGGTTTAGTGTTTACAGCAGCTGATACAGAATTTAATTTTTCTATTAGTTTCGGAGGTGCAGTAAATGGTACTCTTACTGTTACTGATGGTCTTGCTTTTGGAACAAAAGCTCAAATTGTTAAATTGGAAAAAGAACTTGCCATTAAGACATTTGGTTATAATCCTAATTTTGAAGATGAAGGTGCCTATGGTGATGTATTCTTAGCTCCAGAGATTGCTACAGCCGGTTGTAATGTTTATGTTATTTCTTCAGTAGCTCCAGCAACTGATCGCATGCCATTGCATCCAGATGGTGCTAAAGTCGAACAATGGATTGCTGTACCTACTGATAAGACCGTTAATGCTTAATTTAAATATAAAGCTCCTAGTGATCCTAGTATTACTAGGGGCTTTATTAGTAATAACATAAGAAGCGGGCGTACAACCCTCTTCCCTACTGGCAGTAAAATATTAAAATTTAAATTTAATATTAATATGAACACAATACAAAATCAATTAAAAAAACTGTATGATTATGGTAATATATTAACTCCTCAAAATTGGAGTAAAGCTGTAGATCTAATGTTTAAAAATCTAAAAGATGATAAATATAATATTTTTAAAAAAGCGCTTTTTAACGATAATGTAATTGAAACTGATTATAAAAGTCTTAAATCAAAATATGATAATAAAACTATTGAAATAAACCAAATTTATACATTTTCATATTCTGATATTATTTATTTAAGAGATTTTGAGGATTATGATAATTATCAATTAGATTGTAAAATTAAACAAGGTGATATATCTAGGGTACTTTTATATATAAATGAGAATTATGAAATTATTTCTGTAATAGCCTCTGCTTTATCTATAACATTGGGATTATGTTTGCTGACACCTTGTAATTATACATTTGATGCTAAACAAGTACATTTGGAATTAAACGAAACTTATCCAATTAAATGTAGTTTAAAACCTGTTAGTTCTCTGCCTTTCGACAAGATTATATTCCTAGAAGATTGGATAAAAAGTGTTGATAATGATAATGTTGATATACATAATTTGTATTATGAATATATATATGATTTAGAAGAGATGCCTTCTGATCATAAAGGTTGGATATATAATACACCTATTAAGTATGTATATGTATATGATATTATTAAAAATAAATTATATCGTAATGGTAATGGAATAACAATAGTAAATCCTGATTATTATCAATTTATAGATGATACTACAGGTTGGGTTTCTAATATCGATTATGGTTATTTCAAACATAGTTATTCAGTTAATAGTCAAATTAAAAATAATAATAATATTCAAACTATATTTTTCAATGGTAATGTTGATTTAGATATAGATAAATATGAAAGTATATATATAAACTTTTATTCAGATGGTTCTGAAATGTTAGATGAGACCTATATGTGCTATTGTGATATTAAACATAGTAGACTTAATGTATCAAGCGCAACTTCAGATAATATAAGTAATGGTGTATTTAATCTATATCTTAATAATACTATATATAATTATGATGAATCTTATGTAAATCTTAAAATAGATAATTTAGTAATAGATTCTTTTATATATGGATCAGAAGTATCATTTATTTCTGATAGTAGTTATCTTATGAAACCTTGTTTTGAATTTGTAGGACATCCTGTAGATAGTGATACTGGTCAACTTATATTATGGTTATTTACCTTTGCAGATAATAGTAATATATCAGTAGAGTTTTAAAAATATAAATTAAATACTATTATGAAAACTATATATGTTAATAAAGGAAGTTTATTAATCATTACAGATAAACATC